CTGGATAAAAGAGAGATAACAGTAAGTCAACGGGAACATAATTACCCCCAGGGTCTTCCCCAAGAGATCGTTGAAGATCTATACAAGCATACTTCACCGATTGGTGAGCAGCTTTAGTTAGATCAACAATACGATCCTCAAGGTAACCCCGAAGGAAACCATCGTTCAGCCGGAATCAGTGGGAGAGAGAAGGATCCAATCTCGGTAATTGTATGGGGTTACCCCCTCAATACCTACATAGGATATCCTCCAATCAACCCACCCGGACGTTGGCTATGATCCGTCCCCCTATAAAACGAGCCGGATTCTTCTTATCAACTAAGAAATCCGAAACTAGTTTTAAAGGAATTACCCCCTTATTCACTAAAATTCCTACAAAGGATAATAATGAATAATGGTAAGACGGAACATTTCCTCAGACCGGACCAGTGATTGCTTTAAATGCCCTTAAAGGGTGTCGTATACCCCGACGGATAATAATATCCGCTGCGGCTGTACTACGCCCTAAAAGAGAATCCTGCGACTTTAGTTGACGTCAAGAGAAAGCAGAAACTTCTGCCTCTCCGATGAAAACTCTTTTCGCAAATTCAATCACCGGCCGCTCCGGGGCAATGAGGGATTTTGATTCATTACATTTAACCCCAAGGTACTGCTCCATTATAATCAAATAACGAGCAGCTACCCTAGAGTCAAATATAACTATATCATCCCCTAAAACCTCATAATTGTCATATCATCTCAAATCTCCATATAAATCAAAATTGATTTTCTGAAGAATAAGATGATGACAAAGATTGAGCATTGCCCATGAGGATAAAGCACCCATAGGCTGACCGACGGCGTACTTTAAAGTCTGAGATTTCGGATTAACCCGAGATTCAGGCAATAAGTACTCCCGGCCAACCAACAGGTTCGCCCAAGCTTGACCAAATGAGACCCCTGAATCATATCCGGAACATTCAATATGTCCGAATAATGAATCAAGGATCGACTGCTGCAACTGAATCGGTAAACGATCAGTAGCAGCCGAAAGGTCATAGCACCAGGCAGAACCTGCCTTGACTGCTTTGTCTCGAGCACGGAGAGCTCCAGCGTCTTGATTGTGGGTACAATCATTGGGAATTCTCTTAAATAAAGAGAATAACCAATCGTGAAGTGGACGTAATACGGTCTGTGACCATATATCCACCATCGCGAAGACCCGGATCTTCCCCGCCGCCTCTTCTTTAGTTGATAATTGACCCAATGGAACAGTAGAGTCAGACTCACGTCTAAACTTTACCGCATCCACCGGGATAAAGGGTTTTAATCCC